ATTGTTGGTCAAAAATGTGCCATAGGTTGGTATACAGACGATGCCCAATTCTTGGGTTATTTAGACGTTGACCAATGGGAACAATTGTAATTTTTTAACTTTTTAATAGGTGTCAATATGCGAAATCCTTACAAAACTATCCTTCAAAATGAAGGTTTGCCATACAAAACCCTCTTGGGGACGGCATCCACTAAAACTGTCAAAGGGGAAAAGCTGGGTTTTCTAACCGCTATCCTTTATCTAACACCCAATGACGATCTATGTCCTTTGGCTAGAAAAGCGGGTTGCATGGAAGGTTGCTTATATTCATCGGGTAGAGGGGCTTTTAATTCGGTTCAGAAGGCTAGACAAGCAAAGACAGATTTTTGGTATGCCAACCAAAGGGCATTTTTACTGTCTATTTGTGCGGATATTTGGCGCTTGCATCGTTCCGCTGCCGAATCCAATAAAAAGCTTTTGGTTCGTCCAAATGGGACAAGTGATATCCCTTGGGAGAATTTCCAAATCATTGATGGAAAAACAATTTTTCAGTTATTCCCTAATGTCCAGTTTTACGATTATACAAAACACCCCTCTAGAAATTTGGTTGGCAAAACACCTGGTAACTATGATTTGACCTATTCATTCTCTAGCATCACACCCAAACCGATTTCAATTAAGGGGTTGACCAACAAAAACAATTCTAGGGTTGCGGTAGTGTTCCAAAGAAAAGAGGACATTCCGACAAGCTTTAGGGCTTGGGAGGTTATCGATGGGGATGATACCGATGTCAGACACATTGAACCCAAAAATGTTGTTGTTGCCCTTTATGCCAAAGGTAAGGCTAAAAAGGATCATTCGGGTTTTGTTCAAATTAAAGGTGTTCACTATGCATAAAGAAATATGGTTTGGCAATATGCTGCATGGTCAGTTTTCTATATATTCTGATTCTGAAAATATTGTAGTTATCAATAGCATTGACGAAAAATGCATTATGAATCCAATAGACGTTGACGAATATCTATTTTCGGAGGGATACGATAGTTATATTATCCCTTCTGAATTTAAAGGTTTAATCGTATTTTCTCAAGATTTTTTAAAGGATTTATCGAAATGAAATTTTATCAAGCCAAATTTGATTCTTATAATTTTATGTTCACTGCATTTGGTGAAACCAAAGCCAAAGCAATAAAGACATTAAAACTAGGACTAATCCAACATTCTAGAGATTATGGAATTGATAGAGATTGGTGGAAGGATTACGAAAACGATATCTATGCCATAGAAGTTGGTTTTAATGGTTGTTATCGTGACAATGAAGCAATTTTGGGGCAATTATGATATATGCTTGCATTGCCCTAATCCTCCGAATACTTAGCGGTAAACGCTAAACCCACAATCCCTCTTCGGAGGGTTTTTTATTGCCTGATGCATACCAACTATTGACCTATGGAAAAAAACACCTCAAAACTCGTTTAAATCGGTTCTAGAGGGCATTTTGTTGTCCATCAATAGTCGGATTGTCTCGTTTAGTGCTGCAAGCTCATCCATTTTGTAGACATTCCATAGTCTACGTTGACCATGAATCCCGTTAACCGATCCTCTGTGGCAATCTGCACAAAGTGGCATTGATGTAAACCATTGACCTTGATTTATTTCATGGCATTCGCTTGGGGGGCTTGCCTGGCAGATAATGCATGGCATTAACTTTATTTTAGCAATATGCAATCTTTCACTAGCCGTAGGTTTAGCTTTATTCTTTGATTGCATTATTGGGTTGCTTTTACTTCTAATCTAGCACTATATTGTTGGGTTCTCCAAACCTCTATTTTGGCTTGCGCTGCGGTCATCATCCAACGATAGGTTTCCTCTTTTTCTACCGCTTCCCTGATTCCCTCAAGTATTTGAATATATTCGGGGTGAGCATAAGCATAGGTTTCTTGTTTACCTAAAACCTCTGTTCCTGCTTGACTCATTAATTGGGCTTTTCTTGATTTTCTAAACTCTTCTAAATACATTCTGTCCGATTTAGCCTTGGCATATAAAGAACTGGTATCTATTAAATACTGAATTGCACGTTGAGGATAGTCCATTATGTTATCTCCACGACTAGATTACCATTTGATTTAATATAATCTTTGGTTTTCTGAATAAATCTCTCGAATTCTGATCTACTAATGCTTGATTGTTGTAAATCGGCATATTGGATTAAATCCCTTACTGCTTGGATTCCCTCACCCGACAAACCCATCTTTTTTGTGTTTTGGTAGCGTTCGGATGCCTGGTGCAATGCGTCTTGTGCTTTTTGGCAAACAGGCATGACCTCATCTTTTCCGATATTGTGCCTAGCCATAGTCTCACTTAGGTTTAAAACGTCAACAAGGGTTCTCCAATCGTGGATTGTCCCTTGTCCCTTAGTCATGGCTTCTAGGGCTGAATATTCCATCATTCTGAGCTTGTCTAGTTTGTCTCTGTGAGTGATAGAAGCACCCACGATGCTATGCGTAATTGGGTCTATCAATGCCCAAACTTTACGTCTAGTTCTTTTTCTCATTTTGTTTTTCAATAGCAGATAGCAATGCAACACATATTTGCGGTAATAGTCCAAAGAAAACACCGATTGAAATCCAACCTATTGTTTCAAGCATTTATTCCTCGCAGGGCAGTTTCTACCTTGGTAACAGTTCCCATGACAAGGTGGGCAAACCTTCATGTTCCGCACATAAGTAGCAAAACTTGAAGCAGTATCACCAAATGGCATTTTGTCGAATTCCTTTGCCACCTCCTCTAAAACTTGGTTTCTTTGGGATAGAGACACAAAAACACCAAAATGGTAAGGCTGGCCTAAGTCTCGCAAAATCTGCTTACCAAGGTTACTTTGCTTTTCAACGGAATTAAATGCTTCGTCTTCCTCTTTAGTCCAATCTGTCATGTGTTTCTCTCCCTCAACAAGGCAATGGCTTGTCCTACTGCACTTTCTTGCCCAAGGTTTGTGTTGTAGAACAAATCAGTTAGTTCATCATTGGTGAGGTCTACCCATGTGCTTTGAGGCTTATTCAGTATTTCTTTAATGCTTTGAATCGTGGTTTTGACGTTTGATTGATTTTCTGCACTAAAAAAAGTGGATGCACATAGAAAATCATGTGCCTGACGTATGATTTCCTTCTCTTCGTTAGTCATACGTCCTCCAACTTGTAGTTCAGTTTGTGATTCTGAAACCGCATGGCCGCCTCAATATCCAGTTCTTTATAAGCCTCTTCTGACATACATCCAACAATATCACGCCCTTCGTACCAAACCTCCTTGACAGACTCGTTAAACGTGGATTTGTCCTCGTCTATTTCGTATTCATAGACAACTGTCACTACTTCGCTACCTTGACCGATTGTTGTGTCAAATTCCCAAGTATTTTCCATTCTGAACTCCTGTTAAAAATTAAATCTTACCTAATTGTTTGCGTAATACCATAGGGACTTACCCTAATCTAGGCATTCTTTTACGCAAATATCAACGCCTGGCAGACTTGAATAAACCTTCGTAACGTGGATGTTTATGATCTGCGAATCGTCATGGTAGACAACCCCATTCATGCCATCTTCTACGCTTTTTAGGATGTTACTTGCGTCAGGCTTCTTTGTTGGCTTTTCTGACCCGTCAGAAATGGCTTGCAATCTCTTTTTGGTTGCCGATGCGGGGATTGGCACTCGAATGTATAGATAAAGGCTCACAGGGGTTTCTAGCGGTTCAGACGCACCCATTGCCTCGATTGCAGCATCTTTGATTAAGGTTTCATAGGTTCTTGTCTTCTCAGGGGTGTAAGTTTGCACAAAGTTTCCCCTTTTGACGTATCTAGCCCTTTGTTTGCCAACAGGGTTAGCGTCTACTTTAAAAGTTACCATAAATGTCATTTGATTATGTCCTCGACTTTTTGTATCTTTTGTCCAATCCAGTTCATTACTGGAACTGCCATGCTATTCCCCAATGCTTTGTATCTTGGGCCATCAGCGGTTGGCTTCCCCTTTGGTTTGATATCGGTGTAATGGTCTGGAAAGCCCTGTAATCTCTCGCACTCTACACAAGTCAATCTCCTTACCGCTACTGGTTGGGCAACAAAAGTCTGTGCATGATGGGATTGAGTGCTAGGTTGTAGCGCTTTTAATGCATTGGCGACCTCTAGTTCTGTGGCACTAAAAGTATTGGCTTTTGCATCTTCTCGGATCGAGTAAGCACTTGTCATTGGAATGTAGGTTTCATGCTCTGTTACGGCATTGCCAGGTCTAGAGATTCCTGCGGTTGAAGACAGTAAAGTAGACATTACGTCTGGCACACCAGTTGGAACTAATCTGCCCGTATAGGCATCCTGACCGCTATAACTGCCAGGGTGTGTGTCAGCACATAAAGTTCCTACTGTGAGCTGGATGCCACTTTCGTCAACGCTTGAAGAAGAGCAGGAGGAAGCTCCTTTCCTCTTTTGTCGGCTCGGTGGAGGATTCCCTTGCAAGCTCTCTCGCTCAAAAAGAACCGCTGCGGCAGGTCGCCAGTCTCCAAGATATCCGACAACGAACACACGTTTGCGTCTTTGGGCCACTCCGAAGTACTGAGCGTCAAGCACCCTGTAGCCGAACCCATACCCGCAGATTGCCAACCCTCCGAGGAAGCTACCAAAGTCCCGTCCATCAGAGGAGGACAAAAGGCCGGGGACGTTCTCCCAGACCAGCCAACGGGGGCGATGTTGTTTAGCGATGGCAAGATAGGTAAGCATGAGGTTACCACGAGGGTCATCCAATCCTTTTCTGAGTCCTGCGACTGAGAATGATTGGCAGGGAGTTCCTCCAACGAGAACATCGACATTTGATTCAATTTGCCACTCCTTAAATTTTGTCATGTCACCCATGTTGGGGACTGTTGGGTAATGATGTTTGAGTACTTGGCTCGGAAATGACTCGATCTCCGAAAAAGCCACAGGATTCCAACCTAAAGGATGCCAAGCAACTGTTGCTGCTTCTATCCCGCTACATACTGATAAATAGTTCATTCAATTTGTCCATCTTTCATTTGACGCATATAAAACCTGACCCGATCACGTGCTCCTGATCCATAGACCTTTTCGCAACGCTCAAGCCTGGCACGAACAAAATCATTGTCTCTCAGGGATTGCCAAGTTCGGAATATTTCCCTTGCCTCGGCTTTCTCCAAAACAACTCTGTCTCCTGCATTAGAGATGTTTTTTCTACTGTATGCCATAGGTATATACCCTACTCATCTAAGTCTCCAGTTAGGATTAAGGCTTCAGTAATCAGACGCAGAGGAATAGGAACACCCTCCTTCACTCGGTCTAACAGTCTCATGGCTTCAAAGTAGTTCATTCTTTAGTTTCTTTTCTAAGACATAAGACCAAACTGCACCACCAGAAACCTTGGCAATGAACTGAAGTGCCACAATTTCAGGCATCAAAACACCGAATGCAATGGTTGGGAACAACAAGGAATCTACGGCAGCGCCAGCAGTATTTGAAACATTTGCTCGTTTGATCCATGAGCCTGTCGTTCTTATAAAGACCGCCCAATCAACCAAAGCGGCAACCAAGAACGCAACGGCAGAAGCTACTGCAATCATTCCTGCGGCAGGGTTTAGCAGATAAGTTAACCCACCTGTGCCGACAATTAAGCATCCCATTTGCCAAGTTTTTAGGCGAACATGAAGCCAATCTCTTAATGTCAGATCAAGTCCGATTAGGAAAAAGGCGTTTATTGGACTAATCGATGGGCCAAAGGTTGCCACCAAAAGGTTTGCCAAGGTCATTGCCACGGCATAGATAATTAAAGCAAAAATCATAAAAGTGTTTCCTGTTCCATTGGTTGATAAAAATTCCATTGAGATGGGGCATTGAATGCCTCGATCCTAGAACGCATGATTTGCGCCCTTGCTTCCTTGGTTGGCGGCAAATAATTGCCATGTTTCCAATGCACATCAATGCCTACATTCCTGCCAATATTTGTGCTATCAGCTGATGAAAATGGTAGTTTGGTAAAGATTGCAGGGTCTAGCATCCTTAAACCATGCAGTTTGCAAGCAGGTCTTCCCATGTCATCACAAATAACCCGCATTGCCTGGCTCATCTTGACCCACCAAAGAGATGTTCCTACTGTAGAAAACTCTCCAGAACTGCCAATGCAGACCCGAACATAGGTGTTTGCCAATTGTTCTAGTCTCTCAAGGGATTCGTGCATATGCCAAACGGGTGCGCCAAACCACTTAGGTAATGGGCAGTCTTTCAACAGGTCATCGTTGTCTGCCTCGTTTCCATCAATTACATCGGGAATGACGGCAAAATCGCAAGAAGGGACTTTTTTCAGGTCTAGTGACCAATCGTAGAAAGGCTGCCAATCAGTAATTGGTTTACCTTGTCTCCAAGCAGAGAATGCTCCATTGTCTATGGCGAAGGACTGACAGACCTCGATAGCTGATGCAAGTTGGTCAGAATGAGCAAACGAAACAAACGCATGACCACCTTCTATTGCTTTGACTGCTACTGTGGCAGGAGTTATTGGTAAGCCGTGATAGTGGATCATGCTTTTCTCCGCAACTCAGCCATTTTTGCTAAGACTTCTAGCGGAATAGGTGCGGCTTTTTTTGCGTCTTCTTCAATCTTCAGCAAAGCAGGGTCAGGCTCATTCTTTGATGGAACT